GGGCGCCGTGCCGACGCCCCTGGCGCGGACGATCCTCGCGCTCGCCGATCATCTTGACGCCGCCCCGGCGATGCCGCTCGAGCCGGGCTTCGCGACCCTGCTGCGGACCTACCACGCGCTCACACCCCCCCGGCGCGCGGCCTTCGTGCGCGTGGTGCTGCCGATCGCCGCGCTGTGCGCGGAGCTGCCGGCCCCGGAGCACGCCGCATGAGTCGTGGGCTGGAGTTCTTCGTGCCCGGCGCGCCCGTCCCCGGCGGCTCCAAGCGCGCGTTTCCAATCCACGGACGCGATGGGAAGCTCCACGTCGCCGTCACGGACATGAGCGGCCCCCGGGGCAAGGAGTGGCGCGCGGCGATCCGCCTCGCCGCCGGCGAGGCCCGTGACCAAGGGAACGATGGCGGGCTGATCTTCCTTAGCCCGCTCCGCCTCTCGCTCTGGTTCTTCGTCCCGCGCCCGAAAGGGCACAGCGGCAGGCGCGGCTTGCTCCCGAGCGCGCCGCGGTTCCCGACAACGAAGCCCGACGTGTTGAAGCTCGCGCGCGCCATCGAGGACGCGTGCACCGGGATCGTCTGGCGCGACGACGCCCAGGTCGTCGTCGAGGAACTCCGCAAGTTCTACGCCGACGGCGTGCCGATCGGCGTCCGCGTGCAGGTGACCCCGCTGGACGACCGCGCGTCGGTCGAACTGAACGCACGGGAGTAAGCCATGTCACGACGGCGGAACCGCGACGTGTTGCGGTCACGGAAGGTCGAGCGTCCATGCCGCCATCCGACGGCTGCGGTCGAGTACCACCGCCAGTCCGATCAGGCGCGGTGCCGGCGGTGCGGGCAAGCATTGATTGTCGACGTCGCGCTACGGGCACGTCTCCACGTGCCAACCGAGGGCTGACTATGTACAAGCGGACGTCCCAGTCCCAGCAATACGCATCACGAACGGGGTCGGCGGCGACGATTCCCGCCGTGCGTCACGTCCAGGGCGCGGAACGCGCCAGTGCGGACCCGCTGGCGACGCTGGAGGAACAGTACGCGCGGCTGGTCGAAGAACGCACGCGCGCGGATCGCCATTCCATCATCGCGCGTGACAAGCTGCGGTTCGCGAAACGCGCGGGCGGTGCGGGGCATTTCCTGCCACACGAACGGTTCTCGAACCTGCTGCGCCAAGCGGAAGCGGCGAAGCTGCGCTGCACGGAGCTGGGGCAGCAGATCGCGCACCTGAAACCGCAGGTCAAAGCGTTGCGCGCCGCGCGGCGGGACCGCGAGCAGCAGGAGCGCGCGCACAATCAAGCAGCCACCGCTTGGTGCTTTCTCGAGGTCGCCCGCCGCCGGCTGTCGCCCGCGTCGTTCGACGCGCTGATGGACGAGGCGCTGTTACTGGCAGCGGCACAAGACCACGTGGTGCAGGGGGACTGAAAGCGTCGCTGAGGATTCCCATGTGGGAGCTAGGTTGCGGCACGGAGTTCGACGACGCCATCGCATGTCCCGTCTGTGGCGACAGCACGGTGCATCCGGTCGCCGTGCGCGTCTGGCCACTCACGGACGACGGGCATGGCATCGACGTTTCGGCAGAAAGCATCCGCTGGTTTCGGGATCCGATCGCCGGTCGAGTTCGTGGCGTCTGCGTCACGATCGGCTATCGCTGCGAATCGTCACCGCACTATTTCGAGGAGCGTCGGCAGTTCCACAAGGGCGCAACGTTCGCGGAGATGGTGCGTGTCGCGGGCAGCGGCAATCTGGATCCTGATGCCGCCGGCTGGGGCTGGGCGATCTGGCGCGACTGATGGCACGAGTACGCGCATGGGCGACGACGGGGAGTGAGCGCATGGGTGAGCCGTTCGACCGCACCGCGCTCGCCAACTGCCTCGCGCGTTCGTACCGGGTCGGCTGGCAGGACGCCGGCATCCTCCTCGATCACTTCCGCGAGCACGGCGAGAGCGTCTTGCTCATCGTCGACCGCGCCCGCACCGATGCACGCTGGCTCTGCGCGTGGCGCACGACCGCCGGCACGCTCGCCCGACATGATGACTGTCCCTGGCGCGCCGTGCGTCTGGTCGCTGAGGCCGCACTGCACTTGCCTGTCCCGTGGCCGGAACCCGAGAACCTCGCAGCGCTGGCCGACCCCCCGACAGCTCCAGCCTTCCAGCTGCAGCCATGACGGGCGCCGCCTCCGACCCATCGCCGCTCCTTGCGGCCGCGCGGGCCTATGCCGCCCGGGGCCTCCTGATCTTCCCGTGCTGGGAGCTTACCGCCGCCGGCGACGACTGCGCCTGCCCGCGATCGCATCCGAGCCGCGACGCGGACGGCCACTGCGGCTCGCCGGGCAAGCACCCGCGGACGCCGAACGGCGTCAAAGACGCGACCACCGACGCGACCACGATCACGCGCTGGTGGTCGGCCTGGCCGCGCGCGCATGTCGCGATCGCCGCCGGCGCCTCCGGGCTCCTGGTCGTCGACGTTGACCCGCGCAACGGCGGCGATCACAGCCTCGCCGAGCTCGAGCAGACGCACGGCCCGCTGCCCGACACGCCCCGCCAACAGACCGGCGGGGGCGGCGTCCACATCCTCTTTCGCCGCCCCGATCGCCCACACGTCCGCGGGCCCCGCCATGGCCTCGGCCGCGGCGTCGACGTCAAGGCCGATGGTGGCTACATCATCGTCGCCCCCTCGGGCCATCACTCCGGCCGCCCCTACCTCTGGGAGATCGGGGCCGGCCTCGAGGACCTCGCGGTCGCCGCGCCGCCGCCGTGGCTCCTCGAGCGGCTCGATACCCGCGAGCTGCGCGACGCCACGCCGACGACGACGCCTGTCACCGACGGCTTGGTCGGCGCCGCGCTCGAGACGGCCGGCTGGCTCGGCCGCCCGCTCGGGCCGGACAAGTGTGCGTGTCGCTGCCCGCAGGAAGACCAGCACACGACTGGCTCGCGCTTCAACGGCTCGACGATCGCCTACGCGCCGCAGAAGCCCGGCGGCCTCGGCTGGTTCCACTGCTCGCACGGCCATTGCAGCGAGCTCACGCCGGACGACCTCCTCGAGGCGCTGCCGGCGGCGACGGTGGCGGCGGCCCGCGCCGCGCTCGCGGCCCGCGGCATCCGCGTCGACGAGCGGCCGCGCGACGAGGTGCCGCCCCCGAGTGATGCCGATGCGCCCCCGGCGCCGGGACGCGCCGCGCCCGCAGGCGCCCCGCGTCTCGGCAAGCGCCTCCGGGTCGGGCCGGGCGACCTCGCGGTGGCCCTCACGACCGACGCCGCATGGGCGGGCTGCCTCGAGCGCGACGTCTTCGCCGATCGCATCTTCTGGGTGCGCCCGCCGCCGCGTGTCCCCGGCCTCACCCGGCGGCCGCCGGTCGGCAGCGAGCTCGCCGACGACGACCTGGCCTACGTGGCGCACTGGGCCGCCATCACGCGCGGGTGGTCGATCGGCCTCGACGGCGTGCATGCGGCGTGCTCCCTCGCCGCCCGGGCGCGCGAGCGCCATCCGGTCCGCACCTATCTCGAGAGCGTCCGCTGGGACGGCTTGCCGCGCCTCGGGACGTGGCTCCAGCGCTACGCCGGCGCACCCGACGCGCACACGACATCGATGATCGGCATCTGGACCCTCATCGCCGCCGTGGCACGGATCCTTCGGCCCGGCTGCCAGGCCGACCACGTGCTCATCCTCGAGGGCGGCCAGGGCGAGGGGAAAAGCGAGCTCATCCGCACGCTCGCCGGCGCGTATTACCTTCCGCAGCTGCCGAACCTGCTCGGCGAGCGCCCAGGGCAGGAGCTCCAAGGGCACTGGCTCATCGAGATCGCCGAGCTCGATGCCTTCCGCGGCATCGCCGTCTCGCGCATCAAGGACTTCGTCTCGCGCACTGTCGACGTTTACCGGCCGAGCTACGGCCGGTGCTCGATCCATCGGCCGCGCCAGTGCGTGTTCATTGGGACCACGAACGAGGAGACGTACCTCCGTGATCCCACGGGCGGCCGCCGCTTCTGGCCGGTGATGACGCACGACTTGGACGCCCAGGCGCTGGCCCGCGACCGCGATGCCCTCTGGGCCGAGGCCGTGCTCGAGTACCGCCGCGGCGTGTCGTGGTGGCCGGACCGCTCGTGGTGGCCGGCGCTCCGCGCGATCCAGGAGGCCCGCTACGAGATCGATCCCTGGGAACCAATCGTGGCGACCTTCATCGAGCCCCTGCCGCACGTGTCGACGGCGGAGGTGCTCGATCGCGCCCTCGGCAAGGAGATCGAGCGCTGGACGCGCGGCGATCAAATGCGCGTGGCCGAGATCCTCAAACGCCTCGGCTGGCGCATGCGGTGGATCAGCGGACAGCGGCGGTGGTTCCGGGCAGTCATCACGACCTCGAGTGCAGCGGACGCGCCGCACTGACGCGCCGCGCCCGTCCGCAAGGCCTTGCGAGCCCCGACCGAGGTCGTGAAAGGTCGTGATGCGGCATCGGAGGTCGTGGTGTTCAGGTCCCGTCGTTGCTCGACTTTCACGACCTCACGACCTTCACGACCTTTTGAGAAGATCTTGGATCCTCTGAAAGAGAGTTGTACGGGAAATCTGCACGTGAGGTGTCATAGGTCGTGAGGTCGTGGTGGCTCCCGGTCGGCACGCGCCGTGCTATCCTTGCCGTCGCCCATGTCCGCCCCCCCACCGAGCGCGCCGTCGGCGGATAGGCCGTCGGCGGCGCGTGGCACACCGATGGCCCGCACCAGCCGACGCTTCCCATGGGCCTCCGAGTGATCCTCGAGTACCGCTGCGACTTCTGCGAGCAGACGTCGCAGGTCGTGAGCCGGCGGGACCACGACCACCTGGCGCCCGCGCTTCTCGATGTCGAGCGAAACTACCCGTCCACCTGGAGTCGGCGCGGCGACGAGTTCGTCTGTCCGCTCCACCGCGTCGTCGTCCGCGATCTCCAGGCCCAAGGAAATCGCGATGCCGACTGACCGCGCGCTGCTCGTCGCGGCCCTGGTCTCCTTCGCGATCGCCGTGGTGCAGCTGCCGCTGCGCATCAACCTCGTCGCGCTCGGCCTGGCGCTGCTCACGCTCGCGCTCTGGCTCCGGTAGGCCGGCATGCCGATCGGGATCCAGGTGGACGTCGACTGGGCGCCGGTCCGGGCGATCCTGGACGCGCTGTCGTCGCCGGCGCTCGAGCAGGTCGTCGCCCTAGCGCTGAACGATACGGTCGCCAACACACGTGTCGAGGCCGCCCAGCAGATCGCCGCCATGACCGGGCTCCCGAGCCGCGACGTGAAGGACGACCTCGCGATCGAGCCGGCGCGCCCCGACCATCTCACCGCCGCGGTCATCGCGCGGAAGACGCCGCGCAAGATGATCGCGTTCCGCCCGCATGTGAGCCGGACGTCAGGGGTCAGCATCCGCATCGCCGGCAAGGTCGAGACGTACCGCCACGCCTTCCTCGCGACCGTCCGGCACGGGCACAAGGGCATTTTCGAGCGCAAGCCGGGTGCCGCGCGCCTCCCGATCCGCGAGCTCTACGGGCCCTCGGTCGGCGGCATGTTCGCCCGCCGCGACGTGACGGCGATCATCCAGCAGACGCTCATGA